AAAACCCATGTATTAAGGGCATTTGATACCGCTGTACCTAAACCGCCCCATGTTTCTGTATCTTCACAAACCGAATTGATTAAGGATGCTATGCCGGTTGCCAACCCTTTGACAGCACTTTGTATTTTCTGCCAATCCAAATTGTCTACAAGTCCGCCTACGGAGTCTGTAATGGCTTTTCCGAGACTATCCCAATTAAAAGTCCATGCGAATCCATCTAAGGCTACAAACGCCGAATTGATACCCTCAGCCAATGTCTTTCCTATGGCTGTGAACAATCCAGGAGTTCCCATGAATCCATTAAGGAATGTCGCTATGCTCCTTGCGGTCTTTTCGAGAGTTCCTTTGATACCATCCCAAGAAATTCCCTCTAAGGCCTCTTTGAGTTTTGTGCCGAACATTGCGCCGATTTCTGTAAAATCAGCGTTAGCCCATGCCTCTTTAATCATTTCTGCAATATTCTTATAAGGACTTTCTACTTCCTCTGTGACAAACGAATCTCCCGGAGCAGTCTGTCCGTCATTTTTACTGCCAGAACTCTCGTTCAAAATATTTAATTCGTCAATGCCTGTTGTGAGAGTGCTTGCGGCTTTAGCAGCGTCCTCTAAACTCTGAGCATAATCTTCATTCAGCCTAATTGCCTTTGTATATGTACTCTGACCGGTCAGTGCCGAGAAGAACTGCGCTAATGCGTTTGAGGCATCAACCAATTTCTCAATCAAAAAATCGAGAGCCGGAGTTACATAATTCAGAATAGGCTCAAATGCAGTCATAAAAGAGTTTCCAATCCACTTCAAATCGCCATAAAGCAGATTTACACTCTTATGGAACTCAGTGCCAAATTCACGAGAGTAAAGCACGAGATTATCGAAACCGGTTTTGATAAATTCAAAGAACTGCGTAAATGCAGAACGCAGTAACATAAAACCGAACAATCTGATTGCAGAGCCGATTTTCTTTCTCAATCCCTTGAAAGTATCGTCCGAAATACCAATGGACGCCTTAAACTCCTTTGTCATTTCCTTTATCTTGTTAATGACAATGGTTAATCCCTTTTTGACCTTATTTACAAACGAATTGACAGAGGCTACGATTTTGCTAATCATGGCCTTTATTTTCTGAGCCGCCGAGTTGACAGCATTTACAACAGCACTAATAAGGGTCAAAATGATTCCGATTATCGGAATTGCACTCTGTACTGCTTGTAAGCCGACTGCCATGGACTGAAATCCGGCATTTGCAGCTGCGCCACCTACCTCAATCATTGGCAACAGAGAGGCTATTCCACTCAATAAAGAGGAGAATTTGTCAAGTCCGCATTTTCCGGCGGCATCCCCTATTGACTGAACGGATTTCGCAAGGTCCTCCATTGTCTGAGGAGATTCTTTTACACTCTCTTTGAATTTATTAAATTCCTCCTGCATCTGCTTTAAGCCGTTTACTGCCTCTGAATACTGAGCAGTATCGAACATAACCTTGCCGCTTTCCATACCGCTGATAGTGGCTTTGTATTTGTTTATCTGTGCGATAAGTGCCTGTATTTTCGCATTTGCAGTGTTGGTATTTGTCTGATTTACAGTCGAATTAAAAGCCTGCTGACCGCTTGCCGCCGACTGTGCTGTTGCGCTTACTCTGCTCTGTGCCTGTGCCATATTCTGCGCTGATACAGTGGCACTATTCATAGCCGCCTGATTCTGCTGAGTAGCGGATGTATTCTGCTGTACTTGTGATGTAGCTGCCTGAACCTGACCGGCAACATTCTTAAAGCCGGACATATCAACCTTTGGTGTATCAACAGTGCCTAAATCCTCTTTGACCTTTTCCAAAGGCTTAACAGACTCCTTGATGCCCTGGGAGTCTATCTTTATGTTTATTCTGTTATTTGAGCCGAGATTTCCAAGGGAATTGCCGATTTTCTCTATTGCATTTGCAATTTCCCTAAGTTTTGAGGTATCAATGTCCGAAAGTGACTTAACCGAAGTAGCGATACCTCTCATTCCGCTTCCGGCACTCTTTAACTTATTTCCAATACCGGCAAATCCCTTGACACTATCGCAAATTGCTTTCAACTTGTCAGCATCAATATCGCCGGTTACTTTTTTCATATTTTCAAGGAATTTTATAGTTTTTTCTAAGCCACCATCCGATTTGTCAGTAGTGGCTTCGATTTCCAATATAATTCCATCAATCTTACTATCTGCCATATCTTGCCACCTCACATTACCTTGTCCGTAGGTGGATTATGTCCGTAATATGAGAACATGGGGGAAAACACCGGACTGTGCTTTTCGGTTCGTCAACCTATCCCCCACGCAATCAAGCCTTTCGTTTTTCTTCAAGAGCCTTTCTGTGCGCCAATGCAAATGCCGCAAATCTCGCTCCGTCAGTCATAACTTGCTTATTATTCTCGTTTGATTTCATGGCACTTCGAGGGGATTCTGGATAAGAATACTCTTTACTAAATGCCGCCCCTATTGCCTCCATTACATATCTGCCATATACCCAACCATAAACATCCTGCAGTCGGGCCTCCTCTTTCTTTCTCAAAAGATAGGCTTTTTTGAATGGTTCTAACTTTGTCGGATTGAGGTGCCAAAACAACTCGTATGGCACTCCGTATAGCATTGCATACGGCAACCAGACTTTATTTATAAGTTCTGTGAAACTCTTGCAGTTTCTAAATTTCGCAAGTTCTTCCTCTTGCTCTGGGTCTACTTCGCAGCTTTCGCAGGCTTCGTCTGAGGTTCTTCCTCTGCTGTTTCCTCCTGCTCCGCTGTTGCCCCAAAACCCGCTTTTTCCATAGCCTCCATAAATGACTGCATAATGTCATTGAAATCGCCACCAGACTTGATGTGTTCTGTAATAAGAGAACCGCACTCCTGGATGTTGTTATTTCCGGTCAATACGGAAACGATTGCTCTGGACGCTGAGAAAATCTTTGTGGTATCTCCGTTCATTAAGGCAATAACATCAACACCTTTATCCTCCAAATCGCAAACCATGTTGGTAAAATCCAACTCTTTTACTTCAAATTTCTTTCCTGCTAAAACGAGCATGATTTAATCCTCCTTATAATGAATAAGGCGGCTGTGTTAGAGCCGCCCCTTTGGTGTACTAAGCGGTAGCGTTACTCATTCACATAATGCAGAGGTTCAGCACCCTCGTCTGTGATAGAGAATGTCATTTCTCTTGCATTGTTGCTAGAGCCGGTATTAGGATATACAGCCATAATTCCAGACCATTCCCAAATACCATCTTCGCCGTTTTCGCCGAACCATAACTGGTATGTGTCGATAGTTCCTGCCTCCTGAATAGCAAGCAGTTTTTCGTAATCAGCCTTTTCATACCATGACTTGAACTGCAAATCTCCGGTGTCCTCGATACCGTTAATGGTTCTTTTCTTGGTGTCGGAAAGAGTTGTTACATCAATCTTCTCCTTTTCTCCACCGAGGTCCGGGTACTCAGTAATGTCGATAAGTTTTGCAAACGCATCCCCATCTGCCGCTTTGTGCATAAGAAAAGTCTTATTGGTACACTTTGCCATCTTCGTTACCTCCTTATGAATTTGTTATGTTTCAAGCTTTGAGAACCGGGCAAGAAACTGATAAATGGCTGAGTCGCTTACATTCTCCACCGGGGAGAAATAATCAACTGTAAAGCCAAGTGTTTCTACCATGTATTCCCTCGCTAAATTAGCCATATTTCTCACATCATTCGCTGACACATTGGAATAGAATTTAACCTCTAATGCAAGGGTTACTCCGTCCTCTGTGCCGGATAATGTGGTTAATGCTGTTGAACCACCTATCTGTTTGAAGTACATATACGGAAATGACGGCGGTGTTGCCTTGTAGACCTGACTCGCCTTGATTCCGCTATACGATTCTTTCAAAGTCTGAAATAACCCCGTATAGTAGGTATTGGTTCTGTCTTTAACCATTTGCCAAGGCCTCCTTTGCCACTTCCGCCACCTTACTCCTCAGATAGAGCAGTGTATCGTACATATAGTGCTGTGAATCTATACCCTCGGTAAAATGCAGTTTTCCATCATCCCCCGGATAAAGCCAACCAACTCTGCCATCCTTTGTCGTGAAGATATGCTTTCCTGACAGATAGCCGGTATATTTACCGCCGGTCAATCTGCTTGCCTCTGCCTCCCATTCACTATCAGGATGCGGACTACTCTGCCCTTTAACGCCGGTTCCAAATTCCAAATACACACAGTATTCGCCGCTTGCATTGATAACACCTATCCTGCCCTCGTCAAGCACATACCCCAAAATGGATGCTTGTGCATAACCTGTGTCTACCGGTATAAGTTCCTTTGCTTTGGCAGTGCCTAACTCCGTAAGGGTTTTTACAATTTCAACTGCCGCCTCATGTACAGATTTCTTTATTCCCTCTAATTCCTTAATTGCCTCGTCTATGCTTTTGGGGTCTAATGGGTTAATGGAAATCTTTCTCATACTGCCACCGCCCCTTTAATCTTCCGAATCGCCCACAGATTTTGATGTAGGTCTTTCTTAGGACAAACACAGGCATAATCCGGCTCTGTATCTGTCGAGCCATCTTCTTTCAACTCAGGAACTATATCAATGAACAATCTTGTAAACTCGTCAATGGGTAGGTCTTGTACGGTGGAAATCGTCTTGTCATAGACAATGTCCTTACCAAACGGAGAATCCTCTGCATTGCCTGAGTTTGGACTTATCCTTGCGAGTTTTCTGACCGGATTGGAATACACCTTAATGGTTTCCCCGGTAAGATTTCCGTCCTCGTCATACTCATCATCCTCACGCAAGAATGTTTGGTACCAAAATGGTACTTGGTTTGCTCGCAAATCCCTTAGTCTTAAATCAGCCATAGATACCTCCTAATCCACATAGGTCTTAGGAGGAATTGCAGCTAAGGCCTTGTTCACAGTTTCTTTGCCGGTTTCTCCCCAACTTCGTGAAACACCCAACTCCGTATGTGAAACAAGACCACCACGGGCATCATCCGAGTTCATGGCTCTTGCCACTTCGTAAATCTCGAACTCATAACGAGCGTAGAATTTCTCCAACTGCTCCTCTGTCGGTTCGTCATTATCTCTCCAAAAATGATGATTAGCCGCCTGTCGCTGTGCTTTAAGGAGCAGGACAGAGAGTTGTTTGTCACTCAGGGTTTCATCATTGATGATTTCTCTTGCAACATCTAAATCCACTGTCCTCGCCTCCTTATCCTTGCTGTTCTAAGAACTCGGCAATTATGTTCGCCTTAGTGGTTGCAGTAATGGTATAACCAAGTTCTGTTGCTAATGCCTTGATTTGTGCAACCGTCATAGCATTTAATTCCTCCGAGGTATAAGCCTTTGTTTCAGTGCTTTCCTCTACCTCAGTGGACTCCTCTGTACTCACTGAGCCAGAGGAGTCAGAACCACCACGTAGGCTATACCCTGTTATTCCCCCGTTGATGCGCCTGCTACGATAATGCTAGGCATATCGGTGGAAATGTTAGTGAACTTCGCACTCATCCATTCAGGTCCGTGGTCCAAGCCAACCTGACCGAAAATCTGGTATGTAACGCCTGCACCGGTTTTTGCAAGTTCTTCAAGGAAGAAATTACCCTTACCAGGAACCGGCTGATACACAGGTGCCATGATAGACGGAGTGAACAGAACCGCAGTTCCGGCAGGAAGTGTGTCCATAAGAGCAACGGCAACCTCGCCAAGAGGAGTAACTACTGTGGTTACATTTAAGCCGTTAATGTTTCTTCCGTTAGGAACGATAGTGTAGTTGTTCTTTCCTGCGTCATAGTTCAACTGCAAGAGAGTTGTTGCATCTACACCGAGAACGATATTGTCAGTTCTTGCTCCCTGGTCATGGATGGACTTCAATCCCTCTGCCACTAACCAATAGGTAAGAGGTGCGCCATTTACATCAATGACGTTGGAAGTGATTGCAGTCAAAAGACCTCTGGACTGATTTGCCTCAGAATCTGTGGTTGCTTTCTGGTAGATACCATTGATAAAGGTGTACTCAATATCCTGTGCAATCTTCGCCATTCTGCGAGTTACCTGGAATGATAATTCATCCAAAGGATTTGCCTGCTGATTAGCGATATTTACGCCGGATAAAGTACCCATGTTGGACTGTTTTGCGTATGAAACAGAAACAGCCTCCTGGAAAATCTGAGTTACGTTAGTCAACTGACTTCTGGTAACTACAGAAGGTGTCGGTGCGGTTAAAGACGCATTTTCAGAAATGCTAGGCTGAGAGCCTTTTTCTGTTGCATATTCCTGTCCGCATACGAACTCAACGTGATTGGTGTAGAGAGGTCTTGCACCAATCATGGTTGAAAAAGGTGTTGCCTGCTGACCTTTGCCAAACAAAAGTCCGCTAAAGTTCGGTGTCGCAAATGATGTTGCTACTGCCATGGTTTTTTTACCTCCTTATTTAATCTTAGGCGGTAGGCTTATTTGCCTCTGCCTGTTGTAATATTGCCAATGACGCAGCCTGCATATCTCCGTCATTGATTGCCTTGGTTATCTGCTGCGAGTAGTCAACCTGACCTACGTTGCCAGACTGAGGACTGCCAAGTTCTGCAAGGTATTTTTCTCTGAGAGCCTTTTCTCTTGCCTCGTCACGGGCCTGCATGAACTTTGTAAGGTTGCTTGTAACTGTATCTCTTTCTCCGTCAACCTCTGCTGTTGCGGTTGCCTCTGCCAACTCCGCTGACATTCCCATAGCCAAATAACGCTTAGAGGATTCTGTAATGTCCTTAAATCTCTCTAATCCCTTGACATATTCTGCCTGCTGTTGTGCCTGCTCCGCTTTTGCCTCTGCCTCCTGCTCCTCCGCAGTCTGCTTTGCTCTAAGCTGCTTTCTCAGATTTCCCTCAGAAGTGCATAATTTGTCATTGTTGGCTTTCAACTGTGCGTTCTGCGCTCTAAGGTCTGCCATTTCCGCCATAAGGCTTTCAACGGTAATCTCTCCGCCGCTGTTGCCGGAATTGTTATTCTGCTGTTCCGTAGCAGGCGGTGTCTGAGTCTGATTTGCCTGTCCGGTTGCTGCCGGGTCTGTGTTCACATTCTGCTGAGTCTGATTTGTGTTGTTTACGTCTGCCATAGTTTTCCTACCTTTCTGCGTTTGTACGGTTCTCTCCGTGTTGAATTTTGCGTTTACACTTCTCTGTGATGTTCTGCGTGATTTTTCAAAAGGCTTTCTCTAGCCTTTGCTATGTAAAGGGCATTTGCCCCAATAACCAAAGAAAGAGCCGGGTACGAGTTTTCTCATAACCGGCTCAAAGGCTCTTAAAATATTCTGTTGCCTACTTCTTTTTCTTTGCCACGCTCTTTTTAGCGGGTGCTTTCTTCTTGGATGCTACTTTCTTCTTTTCGTCCTCTTTCTTTTTGAGTTCGGCTTTCTTCTTAGCATCCTCTTTCTTTGCTACTGCCATAGCCATTACCTCCTTTAGAGTTCTACACAACGGCACCAAATGATTTCTTCCACCGGTGCGCCCATGCTATCATCCAACGGAAACATCATTCTGTACCCGTTGACAATGAACGGTTCGTTAATCGGAACTGTCTGATTGTCTGCCTCCACATGGCTATCTCTAACTCTTTCATCTTTCATGCTCGCCCATGTGTGTGTAAGATGCCCCGCCTCAACCAAATTTTGATGATTGAGGTAGTTATACATCCAATTCGTTTCATTCAGAGCAATGTTCATGGCTCTTTCTTCCGAAAAAACATATAAAACACTCTTTGGTATATCCGCTCTGGAAACTCTCAATCCGTTTGTTATGGCATTTTGGTAATTTTCATTGCCGTTTGCCTCTCTGACGGCTTTCTCCGTGGTTTCCTGAATGTACTTTGAGAATTGTTTCGCTTTGTTTATAACCGTGCTATCGTACTTATCCACTGCCATAAGCAGATACAGGTCCATAAGTTCGTCCTCGTACTGCTCCGTGGTATGTTCAAATAAGAATGTTCCGGTCATTAAATTAAGTAACTGCTTCGCCAAAAACTGTAGCATTGCCTTAAAAAACTGCTGAGAGGTCTTTATCCGTCTGTCTTTCTCGGACTGCAATAAGTTCATTTCGTCAAAGTATAGGATAGGGTCATACATAGGCTATTCCTCCACGCCGCTTACTTTGCTCGGCTGTAAAGATTCTTCTGACTTATCCTTTTCCTTATTGTTCTCTCCACCATTGCCCTCCTCGTCCTTGTACGCGTTAGGATTCGGCTGTTTCTTTGGTTCTTCCTTGGCAATCAGTTTCTTTTGGATTCCCTCTACAATGTGCTGAGAATCAGTCCATGCTTGCTGAGGGTCGGTAAATAATCCAACTGTATTGAATGATGTAAGGCCGTCTACTCCGGCATTGAGTAATGCCACAAGTGAATTGGTCTTAGATACAAGGTCATAAGTCTTGGTACGGCAGAATCGAATTTCAATGTCTGCCAACTCAATATCTTTCAGTCCATCATAAGGCCGAGGGTCCTCTTTCAAAATTGAAACAGCCAACTCGATAACTCTCATTTCTGGTTCTGTAAATAACTGTTCCACAGTCTTTGCCATGATTTCAAGGCACTGCCAACCATTTGACAACTGCATTGCACCGGTTGTAGAACCACCGCTTGCCTCCTGCCATGACGGAGTAGAAGTAATCTGCTCCACCTGAGAGATAAAGTGATTTACAAGGTGCTGCACTTCTGACTGATTGAGAGTGTCATTGAGGTATGTAATCTTTGCCTCTCTGCCATCCCCGGAACTCTTTGTCATAATTACACCGTCGCCGTCCACAAGGTTTTTCTTACCCTCACTATCCACGGAGCAGTTGTGCATCCAAAGAAGTGACTGAACGTGCTGCAATATGTCATTAACTCTGTCGGAATCAACAATGTTTATAGCATCCAACAGAGGGATAATCTTCTCAAATATTCCCATTCTGTCATTCATGGAGAACTCTACAATAGGAATCATGCCGAGTACATTTGGGATAATCTTTCCGTTGAGGCTGTATTCTCCACTCTCTGCACTTCTTTCAATGTCATAACGATACTTCTCTGAGTATGCAGTCAAAGAAATCGTTCCATCTTCGTGAATGAAGTAAGTGCAAGCCAACACCGGCTCTCTGTAGGCATCATTGGAATACACTACAAAGGTTGTGAGTGGACTTGGAACCATAATCTCAAACGGAGCGTATTTATTTTTATTTCGTGCCGGGAGAACCATCTGATAGCCGACACCGCATATAAACAAATCTCTGCCTAACTGAATGTCCTTTTTGCACTTGGACTGTTCGTACATCATTTTGTTAAGCATACCGATTTTTAAATCGTCTAATTCTTCCTCTGCCTTGTCTTTCTTTTTCATAAAGCCAAACAAGACCTTTTTCTGTTTCTTCGTAGGTTCAACCTTTGCTCTCTGCACAAAGGTAATAGGGTTTGAAAAGCAGTAACCCAAATG